AGTGACAGCTGTGCCAGCGGCAACAGCCTGACCCAACAGGTTAACCTGCAGGGGGGTGTTCAAGGTGATGGCAGCAGAGGCGGGGTCTACTTCAATCAGCAGCAGGCCGCTGGTGGCCACAGTCAGCTGACGAGCGGTGTAAGGCTGAGCCAGAGCGGTAGGCATGTAAGCCTGGTTCACACCGCAGATGGTGGAGGGAGCGGTTGCAAAAGCATCGGGTGCAGCAGCCACGTTGGGGCCGGCAGAAACCAGGTAGGAAACCACGCGCAGTTCGCCGATTTCCACAACTCCATCAGTGAAGCCAGCGGCGGTGTCCAGGGGGGAACCAGCCTCAGCATTCACAGCGGCTTCCCAGGTCTCAGCGTAACGGATGTACTGCTTTCCGTAAATGGGGGCGGCATTAGTAGCCATGTGTTTGTCCTCAGATAATAAGACTTCAATGTGTTTGTTTGCTCTAGGACTTGTTTTGTCACCTAGTTAGAGTGACTGGTTTTACCCTTCATCGGTACTCGATGTAACAACGACAGCGGTCGTAGCACTGACACCCTTTTCCGGGCATCGGTAACGAACCGATTGGCTTCCACCCTGCCTCACCATAGCTACGGCAGTCGGGGCAAACACGTTTGTCGTGTCGATTGACTCTTCTCATTTCTTTGTTTCCGATTGCTCGGGCGACCATGAACGCACCGAGAGCAACAAAAGCAAAGGTAGAAGACGCAATGTATCGGGCAACTCGCGTAGCGAGAGACCCCCAGTCTTTTCCTTGGGCTCGACCCTGACTCGCTTCGAGTTCACCGTCCTCTTCGGGGCTGATGTCACCGAGTTTGTCAGTTTCGAGGTCGACAGCACCGGGAACCACGTTGTCGAGACCGTCAGCAAAGTCTTGCGTCTGGTCACCAAGTCTCAGGGTCCCGTTGTCGATATATGTTTTGGTCTCTGCCAAGAACTGTGTGAGCGGCGGAAGTAAGTCACCGACTATTATCGGCCACGCACTCTCCAGGTGCTCGTTGACTTTTTGGTCGTTTACTCCAATGATTACTGACGCAAGTGCGGAGGTGAGAGTCTTGTCCAGGAGAGACCTTTCGTATTCCTCCCACCTCATCAGCTTGTCGCGTAACCCTTTAACCAGGCCAATGGACTCTTCTCGCATCCGTTTCTCGAGTGCGGGCTGCGAAGGATAACGCTTCGCCAGAGTTTTGGCCTGTTGCATATAGTCGGACCTCCGCTTGGTAGCCATTCCGACCATTGAGAGGAGATCCATGACTATCTCAGGAGAACATGGTTTTCTTCAGTGCCTCGACGTAGTCAAGCCCGCCATCAGACTCAGCCACCATCTTCAGAGCACGCTGGTGAGGATCCATATCCTCTTCGGCGTACTGGAAGGTGCCACCGGCGACTTCACCGAAGGACACCATTGGGGGCAGCTTGCTCAGCAGGTCAAGCAGACGAGTCGCGGCAGTCTCACCCTCGGAGAACTCCAGGGTACCAAACTCCAGGCCCTCGCAGTAGGACTGCAGCTCAGACTGAGGCATAATACCATCGGTCAGGCGACCTTCCTCATAGAGGCCCTCCACGAAGTTAGCGATTTTGCTCTTACGATGCGAGATCTCTTTCTCCATGTACATCCGCTGAAGTTCAGCATGCTCGGACTTGAGCTTCTTGAGCTCTTCGTACATTTGCTGAGGGAAACCAACAGCACGAGCTTGGCCCATGGAACCCATGCCGTAGTCTTGACCGCAGTGGTCAACACTCATCTCATTGAAGTCTTCTTCATCTTCATCAGACTCTTCGTAAGACGAGCCGAAGCCAGTCTTGGTGTAAGGGTCCTTGCCTTTCCGCTCACCGTGCTCTTCAGCGAACACGCCTCCGGACTTTTTGCTTTCCTCAGCTGGCTCGTCAACGGTGTCCATGGCACCAGGAGTCAGCTGCTTGGCCTTGGACTTCTTGCCAACCCCTCCCTCGGCAAAGGCACCACCAGGACCAACGGTCTCGGCAGGGTCATCCACCTTGTCCATTGCACCAGGGGTCAGTTGCTTGCCGGAGGCTTTCTTCTCACCACGCTCAGAGAACGCACCGGAGGGTCCGACAGTCTCGGCAGGGTCGTCCACGGTGTCCATGCCACCGGGAGTCAGTTGCTTTTCCTTGGACTTTTTCCCAGCACCTTCGCCGTGAGCAGTCACGCCCAGCTCAGAGGTCTCTTCGTCGGGCTCGGGCTCACCGAACTGGGGCATTCCGCCTGGAACTGCCTTGCGACCTTGGCTGGATGTTTGACGAAGAACACGCATGTTCTTGTCGCTCATCACGTTCTTGGTCTGAACAGCAAACACCTCGTCGTCGGGCATTTCCTCAGACTCGGTTGGAAACTTGGTGGCATTGCTGTCACGGCCGTAAGCGTCAGAACCGTCTGAAGTTCCGGGCTTGTTTACACCGTAGTCGTCCTCACCGTCATCGTACTGATCCATGTTCTCGACTTGGTCCAGACCGTCTTCCTGACCGTCCCAGCGGCTTTCACCGTTGGCGTCCTTTGAAGACTTCGCGGTTTTCATGCGCTGGGCACCTTCGAACTCAGCGTCTTCTTTGGCGGTGTTCATCCGGTCACGGTCTTGCTCACCAGACTTTGCGGTCTTCATGCGCCCCGTATTGCCGTCAGCACCTTGCTTACCGACTTTCATGCGGTCAACGTAACCGTTCTCAGAAGAACGAGCAGTTTCATAGCGACCGGTCTCGTCGTACTCGTACTCACCGTGGTCTGCACTGTCGTCGTCCTCGCCTTTCTCGATCTTCTGCTTTCCTTTGAACACGGTCTTGCCAATGTTCTTTTTGAAGGCTTCAGGAAGTTCACCGTGCTGAGCTTCTTTAATCAGCTCGTCCTCTTCCTTTCCAAAGCGTTTTACTTCCTTGGCTTCTTCGTCTTTACCTTCTTTATCCATACGCTTGGATTCGAAGGCGCGATCAGCAGCGGCTTTCCGCTCTGCTTTAGGTTCTTTGTGAGCCTCGTCGTAGACGTTTTCTACGACCTGCATGACTTGGCCGTGAGCACCGCTTACGCGCTTACGGCTGATTTTTCCGTCTTCCATAAATGATTCCTCTGGAAATTGATCTTCGAGGTCAGCCGTCTGCTGAGCGATTTCAGTACCTTCGCGACCTGAGTGTTTTGTGGTTTCTTTGAACTGAGGGGCATCTGGGTTTGCCATTTTTGACGCTTCAGGTTCTTCGGTGGAGGAGGAAGCAGCCGCTTCTCCTTCCTTCTCAGTGGTTTGAGAGTCCTGGTTTTCTTGAAGTTCCTTGACAGCACCCGACACGTCCATACGGACGGCATCGAGTTTCTCTCGGAGCATTTCGAGAGGGCTCTTTTCCACGATGAGCGTGGGTCCGAGTTTCTCGTCGAAGATGTCTGCCGGAGAGAGTGAAACGGCGAAGTCAAAGACCCCTTCCGCTTCGGAGAAAGAGAAGGGTTCAAGACCCTTGACAGCCGGAGGCGATGCCCCCAGCAATGCGAGATGCCGAGCACTCCACTTTCCCTTGTGGGGGTTGATGGTGGACTCCGGGGAGTAGAATGAGATTGAAACCTTGCGGTAGTGACCATTCTTCACCAGGTCTTTAGCCGCGTCGGTGAACTCAACGTCGGCGTAAAGGTTTCCACCTTGCTTTGCGAACCCTTTGATCCAACCGAACGAGGGCATACTGTCGTTGTCCCCCGCATGGCCGATCACCAAAGGTGCCTCATGGATCGAAGGGTCATAGGTGTCTACAACCTGTTGGAGGTCCTTGTCAGAGAAGTTTCTCTGGACACCCTGAGCAGAGGTTTGGTCCCCTGCCTTGAAAACGTGAATCCTTTTTGTGAACACCGTGTTTATTAGTGACCCATTAGCTTGGTTTTACCCTACTTCTTCTCAGACTCGGCTACTGCTTCGTCTTCCGTGATTTTTTCCTTTCCAAATGGCTTCTTGGGTGCTTCCTCCTTCTCTTCTGGTTCCTCCTCACCATCTGGTGCGGTCTCGGAGTCAGATTCCTCTGGTTCTTCACCCTCGGGCACTTCGTAATCGTCACCGAAGATTGATTTCAATAGATCCTCATCAGAGAGTTCGCCCTCTCCCTCTTCTCCCTCAGTGGGTTGTTCCGGAGACTCTTCCGGCGCTGGTCCCTCCTCAGTTCCAGGGGGTTGAGGTTTCGCTCCTTCCACTTCCTTCTGTTGCAGTTCGACACGGAAGTGGCGTTCAATCCACTCTTTACGAGGTGTGTATCCAGATTGAATCAGAAGGGCAACGTCAGGCATCGTCAAAGGGGATTCCTCGATGCGGAACTCACGAGTCAGGTACGGAGAAGCAACGTCGGTGCCGAAGTTGAGGTCGACAATCCAACGAACAAGGGTCTGTGTCAGAGTCTTTGAAAGCATCTCTGAGAGTTCACTCGCACGAATGACTCGCACAGTGTTTGCAACTTGGGAGGAGGCACGAGAACCTGCCTCTGCCATGCCTGCCTCGTTTTCACCGCACAGAACGAGTGCGATTTCTTTGTCAATATAATCAATCAGATTCTTGAAGACCTCGGGCGACCCGGAAGGATTCAGAAACTCAAGCTCGTAACCCTCCGGCAAAATCATTGCAGTTTCTTGGGAGAGATTGGATAGATGGCCGTAGAGCGTATCCAACTCTCGAGTGCTCGCTGAGAGCGGGGCTTTTGCAACAGCTGTCGGCGTCGCGTAACGGTCGCCGTAAAGGACGTAAGATTCGATGGCACGGCGCCGAAACTTGACGAGAGGATAAAGAATGCGACCCAAAGCAGAACCATACGGGTCGCCTTGGTGTGAGACATAATAGCGAGAGACGATGAACTTTCGTTGAGGCAACTCCACACCTTCAAACATTCGGTTGAAGGTCAAACAGCGCATTGTGAACCCTTCCTTCGAGTCCTCTTGCTCCTGAAACACGAAGCGACGTTGATCACGCATCCGAACGTCAAACGGAATCACCCCTCGTTTCGTTTTCTTCCACATTACTTCGCCGACAGAGA